GACAGAATCTACGGTGGCACACTTACCCTCGGCGGATATAATAATCAGAATGGGAGGATGACTATTCAGGATGCGTCTGGAAATGAAATTGGCAGATGGGATAGTAAAGGGTTTAGTGCAAGCGGAAGATTTGAGAGTAAAAACACATCGGATGGAAGCTCTGTCATTGTAGAAAACGGTTATATATATATCAAAAACAAAGCGGGAAAAGTAACGGGTGCAATTTCGTACATCAATGGTGGAATTACGATAGATGTGTTAGTAGGCAGTAACCCACCTAGATTAACTCTTTCGGAGAATGGGAATATTATGTTGGTTAATGACAATGGCAAAGGTTCTTGTTCAATCGGTGGTGGAGAATTTTTGTCGTTAAGTGCTGATAATATTTCTATCAGCGGGGGAAAAACAGGAACAGCAGAATTCAGTGATGGAAGTTATCTGCAGTTCAAAAGTGGAATCCTTGTTGGGGGGAGAACAGCATCAGGCAGTACTTTTTAGAGAGGGAGAGATGAATGTCAGTAATAGAAACAGCAGTAAATTGGGCTATTGGAATTGCAAATGACAATAGTCACGGATATGATCAGGGCAGTCGAGATGGGCCTAACTACGACTGCTCTTCTTTGTTGTCGTGGGCATATCATAATGCGGGATTAAATACTAGACCGGGATATACACCGGCAACAGGAACTATGTACAGTGTATTTACAAAAGCAGGATTCATAGACGTGACAAGTCAGGTGAATCGTTCAAATGGAAGCGGAATGCAGCGAGGAGACATTTTGCTGAAGCCAGGAAATCATACAGCAATGCATATTGGAAATGGACAACTTGTCGAAGCAAGCCAAAATGAATTTGGCGGCATTACAGGAGGCGCAAGCGGAGACCAGACAGGGAAAGAAATATGGGTACATGGGTACTACAACTTCCCTTGGACATATGTCTTGCGATATCCGGAACAAAGCAAAGGAGTATCGTTAGTCAGATGGATACCAGGATAAGGAGGGGCGATGTTGAATGCAATAAGCAGAATCAATATTGAATTACTACACAAGACGTTACGAAAAAAAATTCCGGTGATACAAAATGACACAGGGAGAAAACTTGAATGTACCGTTACGGATTGTAAGCTTACAAGTGAAATTAAAGCGAGAATTTGGGCTATGAAACCTAGTGGAAAAATGGTATATAACAATTGCAACATTAAGGGTAATGTTGTGACAATTGATTTAACGAATCAATTACTAGCAGAACAAGGTTTGGTAGCCTGCCAACTAGAATTTATAGAAGCGGAAAGTAGTGTATCCTCATATGAGTTTGTATTAGAAGTAGAGAGAGATTTGTCCGGCTTCGGACCGGAATCAGAAAATGAATCAACAGTACTAGATGAATATTTTCTAAAAATACAGAAGGTAATTAAAGATACGGAAAAAGCTATCAATAATGCAAATGAAGCAGCAGCCTACGCAATAAAGGGAGGAAATTATGCGAAGACCCAAGGAGACGATGCAAAGGCAAAGACTTCAGAAGTCGTAACAGCTGTGCAGGCTACAATACAGAAAATTACCGAGGAATTTAAGAATATCAAGGATATACTTGATTCCACAGAAAACGGAAAATTGTTATTGGAGATTCAGCAACTCTTAAAAGACCTGTATCATGTGGCAACAGATGTGGATATTGACAGGATCATTGAGGGGACTTATGTGGATGAAGATGAGCAGGGCAGCATTTTTGAAACAGGTACGAAAGAAGACATCGATGCGATCATAGGAGGAACCTATACGGAAAGTGAGGAAGAAATGGATGCTACGGAACAGGAAATACAGGATATCATTGACCAGTTATTTAAGGAGGTAAGGAAAAAATGAAATACATAACATTAGAAAACTTAACTTCGTTTGCAACGAAGTTTTCGGGAAAAATCACAGAGAAGTTTGTAAAGAAAGAAAGTGGGAAAGGGCTGTCGTCGAATGACTACACCGCAGCAGAAAAACAAAAACTAGCAGGAATCGCGTCAGGTGCAAATGCTTATACGCATCCAACAACGTCCGGGAATAAGCATATTCCGGCAGGTGGATCTGCTGGGCAGTTTTTAAAGTGGTCTGCTGATGGTACCGCAGTATGGGGAAATGATAACAATACAACATACTCCAATATGACTGGGGCAACACAATCTGTGGCAGGAAAGGCAGGACTAGTGCCAGCACCGGGAGTAGGGTCACAGGATAAGTTTTTGAGGGGTGATGGAACGTGGCAGTCACCGCCAACAGGGACAACTGTAGAAGAAGCAACAGAATCCGATATTGATAAAATAATCGCAGGAACATTTGCGTAGAGGGGAGGTGGGGATATATGAAGGTAATCACAACAAACCTTCTGAATCGGTTTTATAAAAATGGTGTGAAACCAATTAAAGACGCATTAGCACAAAAATTGGATACATCGAAGGTGATAAGCAACCTGACTACTACAGTTGCAGGGTATGCACTAGATGCAAGGCAGGGGAAGGCGTTGGACGAGAAAATTAGTGAGCTAAAGAGCAAAACAAATTTTGAAATGGTTAAATTTACAAATGGATACATAAAGAAATATGAAAATGGTTTTTTTGAATCATTTGGGAAGGTAACTATTAAGAATCAAGACTTTTCATTCGTTCAGATTGGAACAACAGGATTATATCACGCAAAATATACGAATTTAGCATTTGGAATAACAGCAACAGAAGTGTTGAATATCCAAACAAGTGCGATGAATAACGGTATAGTTTGGGCGGCGCGCCCATCCGTAAGTGTGAGTAAACAGGCTATCGATGGCTATATTGTTCAACTTGGATCAGATAAGCAAAAGGCTACATACATTGATGTATATGTAGCAGGTAAGTGGAAGTAGAAATAAAAAGAAAAGGAGACTAAAACAGTATGGATAAAATGATTTTAACAGACAAAACAGAGATTACAATTAAAGAAGGAGCAAGCCTTAATGCTATTACGGCTGTCGTAGAGCAATTTAAAGATTTAGACCCGATTGCATCTGCTATTTTAAAAGAGGGAAATCTGGATGCAGTACAATTTAAGTCAGAGGAAAATATAACTGGAAATTACACCGACATGAGATTAGAATATCCATTATTTCAGGTTAATGTTGTGAATGAAAAAGTGGAGGCAACATTCGCAATCCGTGAAAAAACAGAAGAGGAAAAGAGACTGGATATTTTGGAGAAAGGACAAAGTGTACGGGATGGAGCAATTATGGAGATGGCAGGGATGATAGGAGGTGAAGCATAATGGTGTTGTTTTATGTTATGAAAATAAAAGATGGAACGATCACAATTGAGGATGTACCAAAAAGATGGAAAGAGGCAGTGCAAAAGATGATAGGTCAATAATGGAGTTGAATGGCATGGAGATCAGAGCAGGACCATAATGGTCTTTTTATTTTGCAATAAATATTTGGAGGGAAATATGAATGAAACAGAAGTAGAAGTAACTCTTGCGGATCATAGGAATGAAATCGGGTCTTTAAAACATCGGATGAATGATGTGGAAAAGATTGTGGATTCGGTACACCAACTCGCAAATGAGATGGTTGGTCTTACGAAAGAGATGCATCACACAAACAAAGCAATCGAAAGATTGAATGAAGACGTAGCAGAATTAAAAAGAAAGCCGGCACAGCGTTGGGAATTGGTAATTACGACAATTATCTCGGCGTTAGCTGGCTATTTAATTTCAATGATTTTTTAGGAGGAAATGAAAAATGACAAGAAAGATTAACTGGGAAGTACGATTAAAAAACAAGCAGTTTTGGCTTGCAATTATTCCGGCGGTACTGCTATTAGTACAAGCAGTAGCAGCAGTATTTGGGTACACATTAGATTTAAACGAACTTGGGAATAGGTTGATTGTGGTTGTAAATGCAGTATTTACAGTGCTTGTAATCTTAGGTGTTGTAACTGATCATACAACAAGAGGGATGAAAGACAGCACACAGGCACTTACATATACAGAACCTAAATAATTCAAGTATAAAGCGATAAAAATTTGAATTTTGCAAAAGGAAATCATCAATATGTAAAGAAAATGTGTTTATTTCCATCTTTTAGTTGAAAAATGAGGTATGTATTTGTTATAATATAAGAAAAATAATAACAACATTTATTCAAAAGAAGGGAGTGGGATTGTCATGGCAACAAAAAGTATCTTAAAGACAATCAATATAAGAGATAATAAAACTGCCCGCGATTTCATAGAAGCATTTGAAAAATCGAAAAATGCCCCGAAAGAAGATGTGGAATATACGAGAAAATGTACAGAAATTACAGGAGATAAAATCAAAGAGTTCTTTGATATGTAGAAAGATGTCAGAGTTTAAGCAGTTTAATTTGAGTAGTATACTGGAACAATTGGGAGAGGAGAGAACAAAAAAGATACTCTCCTCTTTTGTTTGTCCTTTAAATGAAGATGTACAAGATTTTTGCAGAACAAAAGCGATTGAATTTTCTAAGAGAGGATTTGCTCAAACTTATCTGATATATTGGCAAGAAGGAGCTGAAAAAGAGTTTATAGGATATTACACAATAGCCATGAAGCATTTTTCGGTAAATAAAAAACAGTTGAGTAATAAATTATTTTCAAGAGTGAGACAACACGGTACATATGACGTTTCAACAGGAGAGTATATTATATCAGCGCCACTTATTGCACAGCTCGGAAAGAATTTTGATAAGGGAAATGATACTTTAATTTCAGGCAGTGAGATTCTTCAAATGTCGATTGATCGGATACGAAATATACAGCGTGAAATTGGCGGAAAATTTTTTTACTTGGAATGTGAAGAGAAAGAAAAGTTGATACAATTTTATGAAAAGAATAATTTCGTACCATTTGGGAAAAGAAAACTAGATAAAGATGAAACAAATTTGGAAGGGACATATCTAATGCAATTGTTACAGTATCGGGAAAAATAATTTTTGAGAGCTTTGGGATGGGCTCTCTTTTTTTGCGGAAAGAAAGGGGATTTTATTATGGGAACATATAACGTACACGCTGGGCATTGTCCACAGGGAAAAGGAGCAAGTGGAGCAGTTGGCATTTTACAGGAATCTGTGGAAGATAGAATCGTAAAAAACGAAGTTATCCGTCTGTTAAGAGCAGAGGGAAATACAGTCTACGACTGCACCTGCGACGAAAATACCACCGCAAGTGGGTGCTTAAGCAAAGTTGTAGCGAAATGCAACCAACACAGCGTAGATTTGGATGTGAGTATCCATTTAAACTCTGGCAGAAAAGACGGTACTGGAGACGGAAAAACAGGCGGAGTGGAAACATATAACTATGACACAGCAACAAAAGAGATCTCGGATAGAATCTGTGAATCGATTGCAGCAGAATTAGGCATCCATAATCGCGGAACAAAATACAGTAAAAGTCTTTATGTGCTTGCGAATACAAAGTCAAGGGCACTTTTGATTGAGTGCTGCTTTGTTGATGATGCAGACGACGCAAAAGTGTGGGATGCAAAACGCTGCGCAAAAGCAATCGTGGAAGGAATCTTAAACAAAAAAATCAGTACAACAGGAGGTAGCACAGTGAGTACAGTAAGAAGAATTGGACCGGGGTCAGCGCATTTGAATGCAGATTGCCCTATTTACGACAAGACATGGAAAAATGTAATCATCAATGCCAAGCAGGGAGATCACATTACCGTACTTGATTCGGGTACAGAAGGTGTAAAGGTAAGACACAACAGCACAGTCGGATACATGCATTGCAAGTATGTTATGCCGGACATTAAAAAAGGAGATAAGCTTAAGCTTGTAGAGGATATAACCGTCACAATCAAAAAAGGTACTCAATTAGTATCGCAAGACGGCGGTTATATGGGTAATATCGTAAACGGCAACTTTATTATCAATTCAAAATCAGTCGAGAAAATCTAA